TTGTGCGCTGGGTCTGCCATCTAAGTAGGCGTAACGACTTGCGCTTGATTCAATCAAACAAACTGCATGATGCCATTTATCTGCTGTATAAGATTCGGTCGTAGCAATAGTAGCATTACCAGAACCACCGCCTCTTGAACGAACATATACGAAAGCATCGCCTGTTCCGCCAACATATAATCTAATTAACTGAGTTCCAGTACCTAATTCTCCAAGAGAAATAAGTGCTTTATCTCCACTAGTATCTTTTGCTTTAAACCAACAAGAAAATGTTAATAATGTTGTCGGGGCATTAGATACAGTAGAAGTTAGATAATCAGGATTAGCCTTATCAAAAGACTTGGCAAAATTGTTATTCTCGAAAACAGGGACTTCCATTGGAACTGTTTCCAGCGGGCGTCTTAGCAGCATTTGAGGTTGTGTCGGCTTAACCATCTGCCAAGTATTGTGATACAGGCTTTTTACTTCATGAGCTTCAAGTGATCGTGTCCAGCCCATCGCGCAAAGCATTTGCCCAATGAAAGCCGCATCTTGAGCAGCGTGGTATCCAATGCGTATCGGTTCGGCAGTTTCGTTTGCCGTAGTCGTGTATTGACCAGCGTCGGCAGTGGCCGGTACTAGCTCACCGTTGATATAAAATTTAGCTATGTCGTCGTTCGCCAAGGTGCCATCAAATACAAATGCAATATGGAACCACTCACCGGCAGTAATATACTGTGAGTAATCACTGACTACTGTATTTTTTACTGGGCCTGCTCCAACCCAATTCGAAAAGAATAAGCCTCCAGTTGACCAAGTATTTATTCCCCAGTAATCAACCGGCGAGACTTCTAATATATTGAAAAATGCGCCAATCGTATCAATCGTATTTTGATTAAACCATCCAGCAAAACTCATATGAGTAACGCCGGAAAACTGTGAATTATTCTTCACTTCAAACCACGTATCTTGACTTAGGTCAGCCGCTAACCCCTTATCACTCACAATAAGTTTGGGCGTACCATCTCCAACCCATTCAACACTAGAAAAATTTTTCGATACAAGATCAAGCCCGAGAGCAATCTGGTGTGCTTGACAAGGCATAAAAAAGTCGAGATCACGAGTGATCGCATTGCTCCAGTCTATCTCAATATCCTCTATCGGCTTCTTGTCCGGAATCATCAACTCTGGTTTAATTAGACGATCATTCGGGATTGCAATAGTTGCTTTATTAGCTTCACCAGCGGGTCCGAACACAGGTAGGTCCGCAACGTCTACGAAAGTATGCTTCTGGGGTTCTTTAGCGTATCTTACATCCGTAGTGATGGGAGTAAATGAACTAGGGCTAGTAACAACAGGGAACTGTCTTGTTATAGGGCAGTAGTTCTCGTTTTTCCCTAAATCAGGCGCAAATATACAGCCGGGAAGATCTCTAGGATTTGTTGCTGGGCCGGTAAAGCCGATTCGGTCATTGTCAGTACCACCAGCAAGTCCCATTATTTCATCTTGAGTCAACGCTCTATCAAATATGCCTAAACCAGTTAATGCAATATCGGCACTTCGATCGCTATTACCTGGGGAGCCCATTAAATAAATATCGCCACCTGGATATATTGGATTACCGACACCGTTTAGCGTAAACCCGTAAGTATCTGTAACTTTACCATCCAGATAAGAATCCATATTAGTGTAACTAAGAGCTGCTGGATTTCTAGACACAAAAACAACATGGTGCCACTGTCCAGTAACCATATCGTTGTCTGCATGCGCAATTTCTCTGGGATCGGTTACTCTGTGTTCTTCGAAAGTTATCGCTAGAACATCATTTTGCCAGAAGTACATTGATATTGCGGCGTTTGTATCCGTTTCATCCCAAATACGCAGAATCTCTCTCGAAGGTGTATCATTATTATCAGAATTTAAGTAAATCCAAAAACTGACACTGTAATCACCGTCTAAAATTTTAGGCATTTGATACAGAAGATGTGCTTCTGTAGTACCTGTAGGGTCACCTTCCAGAGCCATAGGAACGTCATGTGTTTCTTGCTCTACATTGCTTAAAAGGTATCCAGGCTTCTCAATAAAGACTCTGCTAAAGTCAGCAGCAGGTTTTAAGAATTGGTATGGATCTTCGTACAGGCGCTTTATTTCGTAGTTTTTTGGTATTTTGCCGTGCCAAATCATTAAATCAGAAACAGTACAATTACAAAACTCTGAAGTTAAAGTATTATTCGCCACCCCAATACTAAACTGTGTCTGAGTGGTTGTCCTTGTTCTAGTAAAGTCTTCATCAAACCATTGGCCATCAAACCATATCGTATTATCTATTGGAGAAACTTGTGAGTGTACGACACAATGGTGCCAAGTGTTATTTCCGACAGTAAACGGATCTGAAGCCCAAGCAGTGGCACCCTCCCATATAATTACATTTACACTATTAGCCGTTTCTACCTCTAAACCAATACCGCCATCGCCAGTACCAAAACCCCCTAGTTCGAAAATTCGATCGTTATTAACGCCTCCAGTTGTTGGCATCTTAAACCAGAAAGAAACGGTAACATCGTCGTCGTTATTAAATATTGCAGGAGACTGGTAGTAATCACTTACCCCATCAAAATGTGTGCCGGGAAAACTAAAGTCTGGAGCCCCGCCAACAGCTGTAAGATTGTTTCTACTTACCAATTCTCTTAAAGGATCATCGAGATGATCAAGGGGATAGTAAGCAACCAATTGGTGAACTAAATAGTGTCCCCTATCGATAACAGTGGGACTGATAGATTTTTTACCGCGCGGTAATACTTCTAAAACGTCCGGTAACTCTAAGGTTTCAAGTTGTGGAGTGAAAAAATGTGGCACAGAAGCCTCCTGACTCCAGTTTAGTACGCAACCCCTTTAGAAACTATAAATTGGTAAGGATCTTGAAAAAGCGCAGTTCTTTCTTGCGCAGCAACATTCAGTTTATCAAAGATTAGACAATAACGTATTACGCCTTCGGCGGGTAGGGCTCCCGAACTTGAGTTGAGAAAACTTATCTCATCTGTGGTAGAACCTACGGACCAAACGCCAAAGTTTGAAGTTGACCATATATTTCCGTCATCTCCGATTACATGTATCCATCTCGAATCGTTAGACTCGTCCCACTCCGCCCAAATTATGTATTCATCCCCGTTAAAAAGATTTGGAAATCCGGAAAGGCTTTGCCAATCGGCACCTAGTCTAAATCTAAGGGCGGTGTCGGTATCTCTTTCTATAGTAAATCCTGTGTAATTTGTATCAATAAGTCTGGCATTAACATTTTCTGAGCCGGTATTTCTATAAGTAAAAACCATAGAACCAAACTCATTTGGAAACCAGTTATCATTGTGTGGAAACTGCCTGTCCGGGGGTAAAAATCGAACCCATTCTGTACCCGTTTGATGTAGGCCGCCACCTGTCAAACTGCAACTGTTATTTGTGGGTCTTAAATTCTGAACTACTTCAACTGCTTGGCACCCTTCGAATACATAGGCTGCAACTAAATGTTTTGCATACGGGTTAGTCCGGTCTATTGCCAGTTGCCCTGCAGGCAAAGCTCTGGGTACAGCAGATTGCGGATTTAACAGCTTGGGGGGTACGTAAATACTTTCAAACTTTTCAGCAGGATCTGCCGGTTGTCTGAGTATTATGCCTATAGTACTAGAATAGCGTGATCCGCTATTTTCTATTGTATATACGTCTTCGGGTTCAGCAATTACTTCCCCTATTTGTACCGGGGTTTCTCGCATAAGCCAACAACTAAATACAGTTGTTCTTTTATTAGGGGCTACTCTTGTACGCCATCCTGGAGGGTTTGGAGTACCATCTACGCCATCCGTACCGGAATCTATCGCGGTAAATACAAATATTCCATCTTTACCAGATCTCCCGTCGTCTTCATCAGCTGTCCAGGCAGGTAGTTTAATAGTCGTTGAAAGAGTGCTGTGGCCATAGAATGGCGAAGTCTTACCAAAGGGTCTATTAGCGTCGAATCTCCCCTTTGGAACTCGCATAACATTTCCTGACCAGTCTTCCGTTCCTGTCCAAGTAAAAGTAATAGTACCCGAAGCTTCGTTACTTGTAGCGACCCATGCAACCAGTCCTTGAGTAGGCCCTGCAGAAGATTCTCCACCGCTCCCAGAAAGATCTAATAACAGTTCTTCTCCGTCAGGGCCTGCTGTAGGGGTTTGCAGGTTGTTATTAGTAGCATCATCGTCTACTGCAATCCCTACAACCAATAAATCCCCTACTGAATAAGCTGGATAAACTACGGCACCCGAGGTTACTGCCGTACCACCACTTTCCGTAAAACCGGACTGCCATGGAAGCCATTGTTCAGCCATGATTACTGATTACTGTACTGCCATGGAAGCCATTTAAGAGCGTTACTGGCTACTGTACTGCCATGGACGCCATTTCAGAGTGTTGCCGGAAGAAGCCAACGCAACGCCCGCACGAGACCGTATGCCGAACTTGAACTTTCCATTAGGCAGAGCAACCGAACGTAAGGTCATACGTTGAGCAGAGGTATCAGCATTCGTAGTCATGCTGCCGATGAAGTGCTTGTTGTTCTCTTGCTCGTCAGTGATGACATTGGAGGTCCAATCAGGATAATTAGTGTCATCAATAGAAGGAACCAGGTAGATCTCAATTGCTGAATCTGTGCCCGTAAATGCTGCCGAACCTAGAACAAGTTCCAGATCCGCCATCATATACTTCGTAAGCGAATTATCGATCTCGTCCGAAAGATCCGTCCATTCATTGTCTGCTAACGAATTAATTGTCTGAGTCCCGCTAAAAATAACGGTTTGTGCTGCGGCTTTATAGCCGGATAGTACTGAGTCAACCATTACTGAGCCCTCGCGTTTTGTACATCACCTAAAATTATGACCGGAAGGCCCAATGCAGTTGCCTGGCTGACCGTCTCTGGAATTATGGCCCCCACAGCCGCAACAGTGGTAGCTCCCAGGATGGCTGTTAAAGCCGTTCTGGCCGCAGCTCCGGGTTGGGTTGGTACCGCAGGGTTAAGGTCCAGAATCATACTGACCATGGTTTGCTGACCGGCAGTCAGAGCTTCCCATTCCGCCGGGTTGGCAATAATGACTTCCAGAATCTCTGCGGCGGGGATTGTCGGGCGGTCCCTGACAACGTTGCTCTCATTAAGTTGGGCAACAACCACAGTGTCATCGACATCGTAGGCCCCCGTAACAGGATGCCCCGCCACCAACTCAGCTGCAATTGTCGAGTATAGCTCTTCATTTGTCATGGTGTTACCTCGCTTCAAACTTGTTTATAAATAATAAATAAAACATTGCCAGTCCGTACTCATTTTTCTGTCTCTGGAACTTCAGCGTATCCTTAAGTTGGCGAATTTCAGCGCGCAAGTCCTTATTCAGTTGCTCATCCTTGCGGTGCTTCTGTTTTGCCCGCACCAACTGATCCATAAGAGGATCATTATACACTTAGTTCCAAACCACTTCGTAAGGCGGCGGGTTGATAGTATAAACGCCAAAGTCGAGCTGGGTGATGTATTCGTAAGCTTTATCCTGGGTTGTTGTCCGCCGGATGCCCCCTTCTGGAGTCAGCACAGGATCACCGTCAGGATCAGTGATTGTATAATAGCCTTTGCGCGTGATTTTCAACGTGGCAGGCTTCCCGGGAATCGGCGGAACTATGATCGGAGGCTGGAAGGTACAAGAGCCATCGGTGCCGACGACCTCTGGGTTTCCATCGCCATCTTGATCCAGCAAGGTAAAAAGTATTTCAGCCTTGGCACTGTCTACACCATCGGAATTAAATGCAGAGACGGCACACTTCCAGTCCCCGTCAGGGGAAGGCCATTCCTTTTTATATTCCGTCACATCTGCCGGAAAAAGTTGAGGGTTCCCGTAGACTCGGTCAGCGGGGATACACCACAACTTGTAACCCGCCAGATTCGTCAGCGGGGTTCCGTCGGTGTTCTCGGTGGGTGCTATCCAGGAGAGGCAATAATCCGCCTGAGCTGCTCCGGAGAACGCTAAGAGTAATCCTATAATTAGCCCGCGCATCGTGCAAATCCCGCCACAGGCTCGTCAGCAGTTATGTCGCCACCGTTGGGAGTAACCGCGAAGTCATGCTTCGACAGCGGAATAGTAGCGGCGTCAGAGTCAGTTCCGGCAGCGTCGTATGCAATAACAAGGTCTGTCCAGACATCGCCGGCTACTACAGAGGTGAAAGTCTGATCGCCGCCTACGATATCGACACGGTTGTTCGCATCATCGATTGTGATGGTAACGTCGACGTCTGACATTTGCTGATTGGCGTACCCTGAATTAGTCGCTTCAGCAACGTTCGTCAAGGCAAACAGGCCTGTCATGGTCATGGTTGAGAGATCACGTATCGCATTGTCTTCCGCACCAACACCACCGGTTACGACAAGAGCGAACATACGGAGTACGGAAGCGGCAGGACTGTTGCTATCTACATTCTCCGCGTACTGATGAATTTTACCGAGTGCTCGGTTGATTACAACGTCTGCCATTTTACTGCTCCAGTGTGGTTGCGTAATAGGATTGAACTTTGTACCCCGACGGGTTGCTCGGATCTGAAGACTTTTTCCCTTTGTGTTTCTCTGCCACATGATCTCGCGCGATCTGGCCCCGCTGAGACCTTGGAACTTCAGGGCCATCGAGAGGGAAATGTTCTTTGCAGTGTTGGCAGTAAATGCCGGGAGTGGCGTCTATCTTGAACCTTTTATCACCGTTCAAGAATTTCAGGGTGATGTGCGTTTTACCGATATCGGCAATGCCCTGAGCAGCGTATTGATCAAGTTGCCTGCAGTGCAAATTCTGCTTGGGCCTACCGCCAATGGATATAAATTCCAGCCCAGCGAGTAAGGTTTCACCGGCATCAGTATGTTTAAAGTGTTTTTTCAATATCATGATTTTTCCTCTGCATTAAGATTACCGAGCGTTACAGAATTTGGTCGTCTCGCCAAGTGTACCACCGAGCCAGGCTGTAGACTATACCTTGATCAATCTCCAAAGTGTGGGCTATATCTTGCTCGATTTTCAGGCTGCAGTCTATACCTTGGTTAATTCCCAGACTATAGGCCATGCCCTGATTTATTTCCAAAGTGAACTGGAGCAGCTTTTTCCAGCTTTCGACTACAACTGTCTTGAGCCAGGGAACGCCTAAACCCATGGCCAGCGATTGGCTGGTTGCGCCTACTCCTTGTCCGGGTTGCAGGGTGAACATCAGGCTGTATTGGCCAGTTCAGCCGACAATATTCCAGCAACCAGATCAGTGATATCAGCGCCGTCCTTGTCCGTAAGCTTCTTTCGGAGCACTTCAGATCCCCCGGAAACTTCTCCATCATCGTAAATTATGAGATACCAGCTAGTGGCTATCTTCTTAATCTCCTTCACATTATTGATAATTTTATTCTGGTAAGCCACTCCGGCATCGATAGCCGTGAGTTTCGCGTCTTGCTCGGCATCGAGGCCTGACCCGGTGTTGACAATCTGTAGGCCGGCTGAGTTGCTGGGAACGACAGAGACTCCGGTAACAACCAATACGTCAATGATGTTGTTATTGCTGCCGAGCAGATCAACACGAGTAGCTGCCCCGGAAATTTGTACAGTGTAGCCATTGATAAGTTCATCGAACGGCGGGTAGTCCACTCCAGCAAAGTCAAATCGGGTGTTGGAGTGGTCGACAATAGCAGGAGCCCAGAGTCCTTCTGAAAACTCCCATTCCAGCCGTCTGCACTCTGCCAGAAAGTCAGACATTGTCAAAGAGTAACGCGTACCACTGACCAGTGTTAAATCGCTGGTGGGGATCGTTACTTCTTTGGCAATCCAATCAACGCCATAAGACATGTCATTTAGACTTCAGCTTCCATAGTGCCTGCGAAGTTGAAACCTGCTGCACCGATCGTCCCCGATATTGGGATAATCTTGTCAACTCCTGAAGCATCACCGTGTCTGACCCAACCGCGTACTGCAATATCTGCGGTGTAGATCAAAGAGTTTGTGAAAGATTTTGTTGTGCCGCCGCCCGTCATGGAATCATAAGCGATCGCCGTCATGCCAGGATCGGATGCGGTGATAGCATCATCAGCGATAGTGCCAACAAGATTGAACGTATCGGTTCCACTGGTCCAGCTGCTGTACTCGTAGAACTTGTACGTGGTAGTGCCAGTTTTCTTTACGCCGAACCAGCCGGTCTGCGGGGTTGCGGGATCGATCGTTTCATTGATGCGGATAACACTGGCACCAATCGATTCGCCAACACAGGTATAGACCGTCATATCCGGGGCATCCAGCACGGCATCTTTCTTTGCGAGGAACAAGTGCAAGTCGTCCGCTGCATCGAGTGCTTCTATGGTGCCTGAGATGGTGACGTTATTCGGAGGTGTTACAACGTTTCCGTCCAAGTCTTTAAACGAGTCCGCAGATCCGATTTCGTTTGAATCAAAACCGATACCAAACGCGCCAATCCAAGCACCTGTAAACTGGGCTAAATGCTCTGGCTTAGTTGTGATAGCAAGGGCGTCCGCATTGAGAACTGCTGTAGCACCGCCGTTACCGGTGATCGTCAGTGTATCGACAGGAGGAACGCCGGCACCGAGATGGAGAATATACCTGGATGTTGCGGAACCCGTGAGACTGTCCACGCCAACTAAATTACCATTACCAGCTGTTGCCCCTGTTCCCCAGCTACAAGTTTCATTCTGAACGTGAGTTCCTGTACCCGATGCAATTGAACAATCGTATAAACGTCCTGTCCACAAATCGCCGTCAACACCATAAAGTGTATCCGTAGTGCCATCGACGAGAATAGCCTTCACATACTCATACAGCGCCTTTTTACTGGACTGTGGAGAGTAAGACCACTCGCCCAAGTACGGCTTGTTTCCTGCGCCGTCGAGATCCAGCAGATTGTAACCTTCTGATTTGGTGATACCGTAAGCTTGAACCGTAGCAAGCGCCGTAGTGTTCTGCGGATCATCCGCCGTGGTTATAGAAGCTACTGACTCACCAAGCGCAAGTACTGTTTCCCAGACCGCGTAGGTTTCGAGCCACGTACTAGCCTTTACAACAATTGTTAAGTTATCGATATCAGCGCCGCCGGTTCGTCCTTTAACCATAATACGATTAAGAACATTCGTCGCGGTTTGATTAATGCCGTTACCCCAGTGGGAAGTTAACTCAACTTCGTTCTGAATAACTTTCAGAGGCAGTGGTGTTGAAGTAGCACCGTACACGATCAGGCCGTAGTAAATATCATCGCCATTGTTCTGTGAAACAGAACCGCCAAAGTGGTACTCCATAACCTGGTCGGTTACAGTGTAATTTTTACTGAAGTTCGTAGTGTGGTCATTCAGGGTAACGATCTTACCCAATGCTTCTTCTTTGGAGGGGTTTGGAAATGACAGGTTTACTTCATCATCGCCTGAAATTGTAAAATCCCATGCGAGCTTTTGAAGCGCTCGGTTAATCCATTTGACATGGAAAGTGTCTGTTCCCGAAACATAAGTGATAGCGCCGGAAGCGGCCACTTTGAATTGCGCCAGCCATGCAGTGATCGCAGCAGAGCTACTGGCTTCTGTATCGTAAATTGCCATTAATATTTCCTCACTAGGTAATCGGGTCGAGCCGTACTGTTAAAGATAAACCAGAATCGGTGATAGTGCCACCAATGTCTTTTTGAACATAATCGGTTGCAGTGATGTCAAATTGCCTTGCCCAGCCGTTTACATCCTCATCCACTGTATAGGTGTAAGACACGCTGGCCAAGCCACTGGCATTGGTTGAAGTACTCATTACAACTGTAGAATAATCATCAAGATATAGCTGGACATGGGCCAGGTTAATCCCCAGTCCAGTAAGATTGTCCAGAACGGTGACTTCAACTGTGACAGTAGACGGGGCGGTCCAAGTGACGCCTGCATCGTCAGTAAAGTAATCTACTGTGCCAGAGCCCCCGTCAACTACGATGACGCCCTTGCTGTTACTGCGCTCGGTAAAGAAACTGGAGCCCGTTGAATACAACGGTTGGCTTTGCGCGGATCTGCACCATTCCCAGATAGACTCACCATCAGCTGTAAGGGTGGTTTCATTCTGGATGGCCGCCAGGTAGTCGTAGACCGTTTGATAAGACAGGGTCTGAGCATCGATCCAAACAGAAAATTCTTGAACCGGATTAACTGTAGCGTTACAGGTGCCAGAGAAAGTTCCCGCGGTGCCGCCGGTTCTGCTGAAAGTGTCGGTCGCTCCTATCGCGGTAGCGTTGCGATCCTTTAGATGCAGTACGCCAGACACAGAATCCCCGTCTTTGGACTCGGTGATTGTGCCTGTAGCGCCTCCGGAGAAGGTAAGTATCATGCCGACGAGCAACGTGCCTGAGCCTGTATCGAAGCCGAATATAGCCGAAGGGTTGGTGTCCTCGTTCCATGTAATGGCTGATCCGTCAGACTTAGCCGTGGCTTGGGTGGTCTGGACGATATTGGGATCGCTATTTAATACGATCGTACCATTGAAAAATTCTGTGCTGATCTGGGTCGTTACGAAAGGCAGATACAACCACTTACCCGCCTGGACCGCGTGGCCGCCGTAGGTAGTAGTTGCACCGGTCCCGGTTGTCCAGACATGCGAAATGTAATTGAATGCGCCTGATGCAACACCGTCGACATCCGTTGTCAGTTCCTGAACCAAGTCGGCCAGCTGGGTATTTTCGTACACGTTAACCAAGGCGTTTTGCAGCTTGGTGCCATCCGCTTCCTGCACAACCGCATCAACCGTGCGCCGGTCGTTAATTGTTGCCGAGCCACTGACTGCCGTATCCTCGAAGTCGCTGTTTGTGGTCGCGCCCCAAGTCGGGTTATCAACATTCCAAGTCTTGTTGTTGGCCAGAACGATATAATCGTTATTACCAATCCACGAACAGTTCTTGATTGACAGGGTTGCGACTGTTGTGTCGGCGGTATGCAGGCCGTCTGTTCCAATCAGTATTACACCATCAAACGAACTACCCGCATCAACCCTTATAGGTTCTGTCGTGGTCGCGGCACCTGTTATCGATCCATTAGCCAGCACTGCGTCAAAATAAAGACCTTCATCCGTACCCTGAAAGATGCTGAAATTATCCATCTGGACATCGGACCCATTCACGCAGTTGAACTGCAATGGATTCAGCGAGGCGATAAAACGTGCATCGTACAACCGTCCCGAGCTGCCTGACTCGAATATTGCCCAAGCCTCACCCTGAGAGTTATTAATACCCGTTAAGTAGCCGCCAGCAACCGGTGACCCGGCCAGCAAATAGCCAACCTGTAAGCGTCCACCACTCTGTACCTCAAGCGAATAAACCGTGCTCGATTTGGAATCCTCAATCTCAACGAGGTCACCGTTGCCGACAAACAACCCGCCAACTACCGTGCCGTTACCAACAACGATCGCATCACTTAATTCATAAAAGCCAGTTCGAGTATTCAGGTACGAACCGACAGCATCCATATCGCCCATGTCGTAAAAAACATGGATCGTGTCACTGGTGCCGGTATTAGGGTTGGTCGTCCAGTCCTCGCTTACCGTCAAGATCCTGGTGGTGCCGGTGCCTGCCGCGTCGGCAGTGACATACCGGGTTTGCTCGGTTCCAGAGCTGCCCTCGCCAGACAGGTTCAGGATAATCAACCGGCCTACATAGTCAGTGCCGGTGACGTTCCCATTGTTACCAGTGATGTTCTGGATATCATCGCTGACGGTAATCTGGTTATTGCCGACATTCTGAGACTGCGAGGGCAGTGTTTCATGTACCGCGTAAGAACTGACTGCGCCTGCTGCGATGCCCATTACTGGCCAGCCTCTAGCGCTCTCAACATAACTCGGTCGGATTCGGAAGTATCGGCATCACGGCAGACGTAAATCACGCATCGACGCGAGCGCATTTCCCGCGGCAGGCCACAGCCAGTTTCTGTCAGGAAGCCAGTGACAGGCTTGAAATAAGGTTTGTACTCACTAGGCAATTCCTCTTCGGTCGATCGGAGGTAGCCAACATAGTGATGGCATGCCCGGCAGCATATCGGATTGAGTGGCTTGAGTCCGCGCTCAATGCGCTTATCAACAGCCACGCATTTGCCGTCAACAAAGCCGCACCCAAAGTCCAGGTTTTCAGTTTCTTCCAGTATGCTGGTTGTTACAAGGTCCACGATGTTTACCAGGGCCAGGGGATAATGCAGTGGCCGAAGCCTACTAATAAAATGCCAGAGAATAGCGCTAACTGAACTCTGCATCGTACAGCTTCGATTAGACGGACAAACAGGAACATGCCCCACGAGAACATCAGCATAGTGACTAGCTTGACACCGACTCTCGTCTCGTACATACCTTCTAGCCAGATATCGCCGTCACCCGCAAAATGGCGGGAAGCGCCAAACCAAGCTGCCTGTATACCAACCGCCAAGAACATCCATAACCATGCGATGACAATGGCTGTATTACGCTCAGACAGGTGGTTCTTTAGCCGCCAAGTGATCGCCATGACGACCCCATACAACGCTACGAGGGCGAAAACAATGTTAACACTCTCAATCAGACTATCTACTGTCATTTGTGTCCGGGCCTCAGCTGTTCGATAAGGTTTTCAATATTGCGCGATGCTTTGCTAACCTCACTGCGCAGCTTCTCTATACGGTCAGTTTCATCGTCTCTGCGACGCTGAGCAACCTTATCCCGTTTGAGAGGCTTAAACAAACGTAATATCCGTTTCATCACTTTAACGAATCCCTTAGTAGTACAAACGCCTGCTCCAAGTTTTTCAGGGTGTCGAGCAGCTTCGTACCCGATTCCTGATAAATGCGGCTTAACTTCCTTGAGTACTCCCTTTCGTCGCGAACGTCTTTGCGCAGCTCCCAGTTCTGATAAATGAGAATCACAACTATAATCGCCGAGACTCCAAGCTGCTCTAGGTTGAGTCTTTCCCACATTTATCACTCTTTCAGGTTTCGAATCCGTTCTTTCAAAGTAGCCTTCCTTTCTATGCACTCTTTGTTGCAGGTTTCCCGATCCTTCAAGGTCTGCAGTTCGTCTTCAGCTTCATACAGCAATTTCAAATTTTGAGCTGAAACCAGCACATAAATGTCATTGTATGGGGCTGGCTCGTCGCGGGTGATAAATTCGGATTTCATGTAAAATGTTCCGGCGGTTCCTGCGCCACTCAGAGCCACCACGATCATTCCAAACACTGTCCCTATATCGCTTATGCTCATTAGACGTTACCGCCACCATCACCAGAGCCTGTCTTTTTATTGATAAGGCGTCTGGTTGAAATAGCTTGGTAGTCTTTCAGAAAAGTAACTGCCGCGCCTCCACCAATGGACACCCAGACAGAAGTTGAAATCATCGCAAATTCAAGATTAGGATCGTTGGTAAACAACGTTACCAAGCTTGACAGGAATAAAATTAATGCCGCTATACATGCGCTGATAATCGTGTTCATGATTTGATTGCCTCATCTTTCATTGTTCCATTCTCCAGTTCGCATCATTTCGGATAGCCGGATAGCCCTCCGACCTACTTGATCTGCCCAACGGGAATCGAGCATTTCCTTTGCGGCGCTTTGGTATAGCTGATTTTCCAGAAATTGGATAGTTTTCTTGAATCCTCTGAATCGGGTGAGTCCCAGATTAAATACCATGTCGACGATCACCGCTTGGCGGGGGGCATTTAAATCCCCAAACCATCGGAAAGTGTCCGCGTCGTTGACAGCCTCTTCAATATCTTCTTCCAGCATGAGGTCGCACACGGCCTCTGAGATGCCTTTATCTTGGATATTATGGCCCACGCCGATTGTATAGATGCCCTCACTGTCGAGGTACAGATCCAGACGTTTACCTTCGTGCTCGATTATCTGGTCTTTTAGTTGCTGGTCAATCATACGGCAGGGCCCCGAAAAGGTCTGCCCAGAGTGTACTTTAATTAATCAGGGGCTTCAATCAACCAACGAACCAGCTTTATGTCCCCCGAAGACAGCTTCACCCCTTCAAGATCCTTGATAGGGAAAGGTTTTATGTCGAGGTCAATCTCTTCATCCGCTATTTTATCTACCGCCGCGTTGAAATCCTCAAGTTTATCTTTAGGGACTTCACTTTCACCCTCGGGGCAGAATTTGGCTTCTGTAGTCTTCCGCTTCTTTTCAAATGCGGCTAGAACCTTGTTTAACGCCTCCACGCTATCGTCGAGCTTCAATGCTATTGCAATCGGTAGGTCTGCGCTGGCCATCTTTCCCAAGGGGCCTACGGCGTTTAGTATGTCCAGGACGGTTAATTTCATTTCAGGGCACTTGTTTACGAAGAGTCAAAGAATACCACAAAAATATTAAAATTTTACTATACGAGTACCACGAATGAGTTGCCCGAGCCATTCCAACGAGCCGGTTTAGATTGTGTCCACCACCAACTAGTAGCGTTTAAGCAAAAGTAAGTGTTCGAGTTCCACTGCCGTTCCAACCACCTTGGGCGGTGACCCAGTACCAGTAAGTGGCATTTGTGGGGCTATCATAAAAATAACTATACGCTGACGCAGAGGTTTTTGTTCCAATACCTTCAATCGCCACGCTGGTAAAAAAACTTTTTGCGCGATTGCCTTGGAAGACTATGTAGAAAAATGTG